AGATAAATTATCTAAATTTGACACATCAAAAGCAACCGCGCAAGATGTAATTAATCTTGGAAAGATGGTAAGTCAAAAGCATGATATTATTAACTTAATAGGTAATAAAGATGAATTGGTAAAGGTGTTATCTCAATATCGTGAGGTTGGATATAAAATTCCTAATGCTTCATGGGCCGAAGATAGCGTTAAGAAGAATAAAGAAATGATACAAGGTGCGTTTGATGTATATCCTAGCGATTGGGGTAAAATGTTAAAAGATAACAATAAAGGCATTAGCACTCGTAAAATTAAACGTGGATATTTCTTTGGTGATGCTGCTGTTACTGGTCGCCCTTTGAAGTATGCTAAAATTAAGAACCCTGAACGATACATTACAATTAATATGAATGGCGTTAAGAAAACAACTCCATTTCATGAAATAGGTCATATGGTTGAATACTTTAACAAAGACGCTAAACGCCTTTCTAATGAGTTTATAGAAATGCGAACCAAAGGCGAAGTTGAAGAAAAGCTAAATGATATTCTAAATGTAAGGTGTTACGGTAGGGAGAAAGCAAAAAAGGATAACTTTATTTCGCCTTATATCGGTAAAACATATTCGAGCGGTTCAACCGAGGTTTTAAGTATGGGGCTTGAAAGCGTATTTGAACCAACAGAAGAAGGTCAATACAAAGGCTGGAACTATGAAACAGGTAAACCGGTTTGGGCTACTATTAAAGACGACCATGAATACCTACATTTCATTATTGGTATGCTATTAACTGTGTAGGAGAGTTATTATGACAACTAAAGAGAAAGCATTTATTGATGCTTTAAACAAGTTTAATAACATGTGTGAAACGTATAAATCAATCTTTGGTGAAAATTCCTTGGATAGAGTATTCGTTCTTAGTCCTGGTGATATTTCAACAGAAGAATTAAACGATAGCACAAGAATGCTTGCTGCTGCTATTGCAAACGATGAACCTATTGAACAATTTGACGAAGACATGTGGGAACATGTTTGTTATTAAGGAGAATAACTTTGGGTAACGTTCAATATTTAGAATACGATGAAGCGGTAACCTTAGTTATTGATACAACTAACCGCTTAATATCTATGACTGATAGTCTTAATCAAGTTAATTGTACCGATTATATAGCGATGTTTGCAGAAAAGTTCGTCCTAGATTGTATGGACTACTGCCACAGAACGAACTTCCCTCGAACGCTTGTATATACGGCTGCCGAATTAGCTACAAAGTACATCAAAGACAAATACAGCGATACACATGGACCGTTAAAGTCTTTGAAAGAAAATGACGTTGAATTCACCTGGGCGGTAACTGATGTATCTCCTATTGGGTGCATTAGTGAAAAGGACTTCGAAAGCATTCGTACAAAGTTAAATCTATATAGAAAAGTGGTGTGGTCGAATGGCTAATGTATACGGAAAACTGCTTGCAGATATTATGTACAAAGATACATGTACCATTTCACGACAACAAGCCACTACGGACGATATAGGGGCGGATGTGTTCGATATAGTCGATGTATATGTAAATGTTCCTTGTAAATTAGGACAAACAGGGCAAACAAGCATGAATAGTGTTAATACTGACAGCGTATTCGCATTAAAGGATAAGTTAAGATTATCCTTGCCAGTCGATTACGATGTTATGGCGAATGATATTGTTAAAATCAATCATCAAGGCCAAACATTCATTATGCGATGTGATAGTCCTTTTGAGTACACAACGCACCAGGAAATCACGTTAATTCGTGATGATGAGGCTTAACTATGGGAGCGAAAGTTAACGGCTTTATGGAGCTGAATTTTAAGTGGAAAAAAATTTTATCGTTATACCCTGAATATATCGATACACTTTTAAAGCAACAAGCGGAGTTATTAATCGCTGATACGAAAGCTAAAACTCCTGTTGATACTGGTACGCTTAGAAATGCATGGAAGCGTACTGAACCGCAAAATAACTCCATTGAGGTATACAATAATACTGAATATGCTAACCATATCGAATATGGACACAGAACGCCGAAAGGTGGTTTTGTCAAAGGGCATAAAATGCTACATCGCTCTACAGTTAAGCGTAAAAGTCAATTTTTAAATGACACGAGAAAGATACTAAGGAACTTGATAGATGCTTAAATTAAGAACTATTCAAAAGGCCTTAGTTGACCTTTTGAAAAACAAATATCCTAATTATAAGGTGTATTTTGACAATGTTGAAAAGTCAAATGCACCTTATTTTTATATTGAAATGTTTGTTCATAGTGGCGTTGGCGATTACAACTATTTCGAAAGGACTGTTCAAGTCGATATTACATTTCGAGCTATGGAAGATAAGAACAACCGCATTAAACGTGCGGACTTGTACGAAATGAGCGATAGTTTAGAATGCGTATTTAGACCTGTACTGAAAGTCGATGATAGATACATCACCATTAACGACTTCGAGCATACATTTATAGATGAAGTATTGCACTTTATCTTTAATTTAGAGTTTAACGATGCTTTCACTGACGAAGAAGTCGGTTTCGTTCGCGGTGAAGTAGTTAGTACTCTTTCATTTAGCCTTAACGGCAATAATTTAACCGAGGAGGAATAACCAAATGCCAAATGAACAAGAAAAATTCGGTTTACCACAGGTCTTAATTGACTTTAAAACAAAGGGCGTAACTGCAATTAAGCGTTCCGCTCGTGGTGTTGTGGTATTAATTTTGAAATGCGAAAAAACGGATGTATCTAACAAGTACAAAATTGCTGATATTAGCGAAATTCCTGATAGTACATTCGATGAAGCTACAACTGATTTGATTAAAAAGTGTTTAGACGGAACGCCTTTGCGTGTACTTGTTTATACACTACCTAAAGCAAGCGTGCAAGGCGCTAAAAATACGCAAGCTACATTGTTAAAACAATTGAAGCATATTCGCTATAACTACATCGCAGCTCCTACTGGTACAGTTCAAGACCAACAAGACTTAGCGTCCTACATTAAAGCAGAACGCAATAACGGTCGAAAAACTGTTAAAGCTGTAGTGGCGAGCGTGGCAGCAGACCACGAAGGCGTTATTAATTTCTGCACAGAAGATATTAAAGTACCAAACGGACAAAACACTCAAGGTCAAACGACATACAAAACGTATACTCCAATTGAATATACTGCTCGTATTGCTGGTATCTTGGCTGGTTTAGCATTAGACCGTTCCGCAACCTACTTTAAATTAACGGAAGTTGAAAGCGTTAAAGTATACGAGGACTTAACAGACCGTATCGACAAAGGCGAATTGCACTTGTTTGATGAAGAAGACGGCGAAGGCGTTAAAATCGCTCGCGCTTGTAATTCCTTGCAAACGTTCACAACTGACAAAGGTCAAGAATTCCGTAAAATTAAAATCATTGAAGGCGTGGATATGGTAACGGATGATATTCGCGATACTTTCAAAAAGTACTATGTAGGCAAATATATTAATGACTACGACCATAAAATGCTATTCGTGGCAGCCATTATGGTTTACTTTGGACAATTAGCCGGCAACGTACTCGACAACCGAGCTAAGAATAAAGTTGATATTGACGAGCAGTTCCAAAAGGATTATGCAATCATCAAAGGCGAAGACATTTCTACAATGTCCGCTATGGAAATTCGTCAATACAATACAGGTTCTGAAATTGGTTTAGCCGGAAATGTCAAATTTGTTGACGCTATGGAAGACCTTAAAATTAGCTTCACAATGTAATAGGAGGAATAATAAATGGCAAGAGCAAGCGAAGATGTAAAATATCGTGGTCGCCGTCGTTGGAATGGCTCTCATGGTAAAGTTTGGTTCGACGGTGAGTTGGTGTTTGAAATTGAAAGTTTCGAATGTACTATTGAGGCTCAACGTGAAGATGTGATTATCGGCAACTCTGTTGATAGTAAAATTACATCCCTTAAAGGTGAAGGCACTGCAAAAATTAAAAACGTAATCAATCGAAACTTCCGTAAGCTACATGAAGCGTGGAACGCTGGTAAAGACCCTCGTTCTGTAATTACTGGCTTATTAGACGACCCTGACGCGGTGGACGGTCAAAAGGAACGTATCTCTATTGATAATGTATGGTTCAATAAATTAACTCCTTTGCATTTTGAAAAAGGTAAAGTTGTTGAAACAGATATTCCATTCGGCTTTACACCGGAAGATTTACAATACATTGAATCTATTGATTAATTGAAAGGAACATAACAATGTCTGTATCTATTAACGAATTAATTGCTAAACGTGAAGAAATTAAGGCTCGTAAAAGTCAAAAACTAACAATCGAAACTTCTTTGGGTGAAGTTGTAGCTAAAAAGCCTACAACTTTACTTATGACAGAAGCATTAGGTTTAGACGGTGATAACGATGAATATATCGTTTATAACTGTATCGTTGAACCTAACTTGAAAGACAAAGACTTGCAAAAGGCTTATGACTGCGCCGAACCTATGGACATTGTGGGTAAGTTATTCGAATTCGGCGAAATTAAAGCTATTAGCACGGTTTTGATTGAGTCTGTAGGCGTTGGCAAGAAACTCGACCACGCTATCTTTGACGAAGCAAAAAAGTAATAGAAGAAGACTGGGAGGCGGCTACGGCCGCCTACTTAGTTTTAAAAGGTCATACGTTCGATTACTTTTTTAAACTCTCTTTAATGGAAAAAGTGCTGTGTAATGTAGCTATGGAAAAAGAAAGGAAAGAACGTGTGGAAATTACAAAATTAGCTATAAGGGAGGTATTAGGTGGATAATAAAGAACGTTTAGGCGTCGAACTGTACCTTGACGATAAGGGGTTTACCAATGCAGTTAAAAAGGCGCAACAATCAACACAACAACTAGCGAAATCTGCTAATACTCTTACTCCTGCGATGGCCGGTGTTGATAAAAGCATGAATAGTGCTATCAACTCCGTTAAAGGTGTTGCGAACGCAAGCAAAAAAGCTGAAAGCGAACTATCTAAATTAAAGCGAACTGGTAGTAACGTTAAAGTTAAGATTGATGCTAAGGATAATGCTACTTCTAAAGTTCATAAAATTAAAAATGAACTAAACGGCTTTAAAGGCAAAGTATATACAGCTACAGTTAACGTTAAGCAAA